CGGCTTCTTTGTTTTCTTTGTTGAATTTAGGAATTATGTAGTGGTATATTTTGAATAAATACTCCTCGTTATTCATTTTTTGAACCATTTCTATAATTTTCTCCTTGTACCCTATATTTGTACTTGTGCTTTGTTTGTTCAAGTTCTAACTTCTCTCCCTTCTTATTCGTAAAATTCAAATAGTTCCAAAATCTCACACTCAAGAGCTTTTGATAGCCGATATGCCACTTCAAGCGATGGCTGTTCCTGCCCCCGTTCTAATTGACTGATATGAGAATCCGACACTCCGGACAGTTTTTCAAGTTTTGCCAACGTGTACCCCCTTCCTGTTCGCTTGGTTTTGATATGGTTCTCGCAGCGCATCCTAGCCACCTCCACGAGTAGTATACCCACTTTGAGCGAGATTCTTTCGCTATAGTAGCACATATCTCATCCACTATGGTGGATTTTTATTAAAAATATAAATTTTGTTTACTTTTACCTAAAGCTATGATAAAATTTTGGCATAAAATACCAATAGAAAGCGAGGAGGGAGATATTATGATATGTCCTAAATGTAACAAAGAAATACCTGATAACTCAACATTTTGTAATCACTGCGGAGAAAAAATTACTCCACAAAAACCTGAACTTGAACAACCATCTCTTGTCGATAACACTTCTGTTTCATCCGAAGCAAACACACCCGAATCAACAAACAAGCGAACACTTTCAACCAAGAAGAAACCAATTTTTATCGAATTATCGATTATTCTTGTTTTGATTACAGCTTTCGCTGTTTTCTTCGGATATCGGCATTACAAACACAAAACTTTTGATTTTACCGCCATTGACATCGTACGCTATTTGGATAAATCTGTAATTTTCATGAATGATATAACCGATAAAGGAACTGTTTCAGAACCTTCCTGCGGAAATACTACAGTAGCCACATGGGTCGACCGCACCGGACAAGACGTTCCAAACAAATGTATTACTTTTAATTCAGACCGCAATGCAAAGAAGTATTGTGAAACTTCAAAGCCATCTTCTCATCGGTTACGATATGGTAACATCGTGCTTGAGTTGTCTCAAGAAACAGAAGACGATAATTTTGCATCATATAAAAACGAAATGTCTGACTTAGAAGAAATTAAGGATGACAAAGAAACAAAAGAGGCTATGAAACCAGACAGACCAAGTTCTTTCGCCGACCTCGATACTTTTATAACGAATTTAAAAAATCTGTTTTCCGCTTTAGACGAATACTGTACTTTCGAGGAAAGTACCGTCGACAACATTCCTAACGATGGTATTTATTTGAATTCGTACACCATCAATTCAACAAGATATAAAGAACAAGCAGAGTTATTAGTTGACTATGACGCAAACAATAAAATAACAAATATTATAGTAACAGGAGGTCCCGGTGCTCTTTATAGCAAAAAAAGGGCAGCAACAGATGTTACTAATTCAATATATTTAGTAACCGTAAATTTTACATTAGCTTCTCTTGATACTACCATTGACTATGAATCAATTGATTCCCATTTAATCGACGATAACTACGAAACCACTGTTAATAATTATTTTATTAGCTCATTTTATGAAAACAAGTGGTATCATATAACTATTAAGAAAGCATCTAAATAACAACATTTAGCGAGGTGATTGCATGACAAGTTATTTCAGTAAACGTCAAAGAAAATACATTGGGTTTCATTCCTATTTTTATTGTGGTATTGGGTTTATACTCGGGACTTTAATTCATTCGCTGTTTACATGGCGTTTTGGTGTAACACATTTCATTTTCTTTTTTATTGCGATGCTTGAGATTGTATATGCTTTGATTCAAATGCATCGGTACCGGTCATATGCCCCACTGAAAGTCAGGAAAACAGCCGGCAAGAAAAAGATACGCGGTTCTGATTTATTTACTGTTGTTCTTTGTATAGCGATTGCAATTCTTTCGATTTACAAATTTGGATTCTACTAAAAAAGAGGGGAAGCCCCTCTTTTTTAGTACGTCAATTTTTGTTTCTTGTTCAGTAGCATATAACTTATTTTAAGCGCCGACAGTCTGATTTTGTTTCCTGTCGTGCTTCCCTCATGCGTAATTAAACCGAAGTACGTTCTGTCGTCTGAACTGTCTACTCCCGGACCTATATAATTAACCTGACCGTCTCCATTTCCGTATATCTGTATCACCGTGGCATTTGTCGGAATTTGATACAACTCACCGCTTGGCATCAGAGGCTTGATTTCATAAGCCTTTCCTTTCTCCATCCATATGTCAATGTTTTTCGCCGTTACGTCAACAATCTTGTTTCCGTTTATCTGTACCACATTTACGATTACCTGCGAATCCGGTCTCTCATAAAACTTGGTCGCACTGCTTTCCGCTTCCTGAGATACAAAAACCGCGCCTTTGCTGCTTTTGTATTCCACGGCCGAGTTTTGCAGATTGTCAACAGTCGCAAATTCGCGGGAATCATGGATGTTTTCCGTCTTAATTTTTGTAGCTGCTGCCGGAATTGATAACCATGCCAGTGGTATCTCCTTAATTGTTGATGTGTCCACCGGTTTTGGCAGACTTCCAATATCGTCACCCTTGACTACCTCAAAAGATACTTTACGGTTCACAAAGTCCGCACGTGCCACAATCAGGTCAAGACGTACACTGCTTTCGTTTGCCGGTGGAATGGTAAGCGCTAACTGCTCCGTGTTCCATATCCACTTTCTTCCGACGATAGCTTTACCGGTGCCGACAAGCACCTGCATTTTGTCGCACGCCGTCACCTCTAACTGTGCACCCAGCCCGCGGATTACTCCGTCTGATACAAGACCGTCGTACATACACGCTAAATCTTCCGCACTGTATACACGGTCGCCTTCCATTGAATTGAAAAAACCATATTTAACCATCTTGTTGCCTCCTTATATTTTTTCACAACTGAGTACGAAATTGTTTCCGTTCTCGTCGTTGTTTTCTGTGATTTGCGACACCCGAACGGCCACTTTATCACCGTACGGGTCTATGACTGTCACGATGTCTCCCAAGGTGAAATCGATTCCGTATCGAAAGATTCCGTCCGGGTCAACCTCCACTGTTACCGTTTCCGCGGTTTTCTTTTCTGCAAGCGCTGTCGTTCCCTCGCCCTGAAGTGTTTTCTGATACTCTTCGTCCGTGATGGTTCCTTCGTTTGTGCTTGAAGAACTTTTATCCAGATACATTTCGCACCTGTTAAGTGTTGCGCCGGCGCAAATGGCTGTTGTTTTTTGAGCCGTTCCCTCGCCTTCGCCAACCACAAGCACCGTGTTCCGGAAGTCTGTATTGTCCGCCGCATACTCCATTTGTGATAGATTATCAAATTCCCGGCTGAATATTACCTCCGTTTTTTTGCCGTGGTATAAATCCATATACAGCGCGTACCCGTAACGGCGTACACGAAAGCCCATCTTCGCCAAGTCCATCATTTCTTTAATTGTGTCATATATGTATTCGCCTCGAAGCTGTCTCTGCGTGGTTTGCCCTGCTGCCTCGATGGTACCGATATTTAGCAATGGGATATTTCGGTTTGTGTCCGTGGCGTCTGTCACATTCTGCTCAATCAATAACCTCACTGCCGCTCCAATATCCGTATCGATATTTGTTTGTTCCCAGACGATACGGCGATTTAACAACGCCTCCGTACTTCGCCCGGTCACCACAATATAATCTCCCGACTCCGGATTTGTCTTTGTTTGGATTTTCTCGATCATCATCACGCTTTTCGATTCTTCTCTTAATGCAAATACTCCGGAGCGGAACAAATTCAGCAGTTCAAGCGTTGCCGGTACTGTGATTTCAAATTCGCCTAAATCATTATACTTTTGCGTCCATATGACACTGCCGTGGTCGATCACTCCAATTTCCGTCAGCGTTTCGTCTGTAATATAAACAATCATGTTATACCCCCTCATACAGCACCCGATACGTTACATCCATGATGTAGCCGGTCGGTGTGTCCACTTCAACACGGTAATGATTGGCTCCCGGTTCTACCTGCGCCCATGTCATACCGGAGACGCGTTTCGGCAAAAGATTCGTCACCGTTCCGCCACGTTCTAACCATATCGCTTTTTCTTTCGTGGTCGTCCGGATGTATACGTTGTCAAATGCTTGTAAGTGTTCTTTTATGCCTAAGAATCCGCTGTCTGTGTATATCGTAAGACTTTCGGTCGGCGCTGTAATCGATATGTGGAACAGTGCTCCGGATGGCACCGTTCCCGGATTATTCAGTGTGAAGCCGCCCGTAGCAATTTCAGACATTTCCATATCTTCGGCGGAGTACGGAAATTCAAGCAATGGTATCTCCGGAACGCATGAGAACACTCCCGTTTCCTGCGTATCGGCAAAAAACGGATTCGGACATAGTATGGATATTTGAAATGTTTCCCTCATTACAAATAAATCTATCTCCATGCTTTCTACATAACCATCGATATATACGCTTCTAGTGCTATTTTCATAAAACAGTCTAATCTTCTTTTTTTCCGGAAAATATCGATACAGCGCATTGCGGTTTTCCTCAATCGGATACTCCGGAATAATCGTTATCGTGATGTTGCGTTTATTGATACGGATGGAGTTGAGTTCTTCTCCGTCCATCCCGGTTACTGCTGCCGTGTTGATGGTACATCCTGCCGGTGTCAGTCCGGTAATTTTGACAACGTTATAGTTCGGGTTGTCTGTCAGTTCCAGTGCCTCGCCTTTGTCGTTTTGTACGCCAAATTTAAACATTGCTTACACCTCCCAGTAAATTCCTTGATTGTCTGTAAATATCCCATCGACTTAACGCTTTCGGGCTGTTGTTCGTCTGGTAGAAGTTGTATGTATTCGTTGTGGCTGCTGCCGCTTTCTCAATACTCCTTGCTCCTCTTGCGGCCACATCCAAGTTTGCCGTAGTGGCGGCGTTTTTCATTGGGTTTACCACGTTCTCGCGCACCCTCTGCATCATCTGCTGGAGTGCTGGGAGTTTCCGCTCAATACCTTTCGTTAATCCCGGAATAATGAACACGCCCGCTTCTCTGTCCATTACTTTGGATGGTGAATGAATTCCTAATTCTTTTTTGATACTGCTCACCAGTGTCTTTTTTAACTGCTTCGCTGACTTATTCAGCTCCGCACTTTTTGAATTGAATCCTTTTACAAATCCTTTCATTGCATTTTCTCCGATACTTTCAAGTTGCTTTTCCAGTCCTGCCATCACCGTTTTGACCTGCTTTGTATAGTTGTCCTTGATTTGTTTCACCCGTTCCGCATAATAAGTGTTTGCCACTTTTTTCGATGCATTGATTTTATCCGTATATGCTTTGTTATATGCCGCGAGTTCTTGTCCGTTTAATGACAGCAACTTCGTTGTCAAATCAAGTCCGTCCGATGTATCAAGGGCGGCAATTTCCGTCATCAGTTCGGAAGAAAGCGTTTTCTTTAACGCTTCCATGTTCTTGCCGTACTGGATAATCTTCGCCGTCTCCGATTTGAAGTCAGCAAGCGTAATCTTTCCGTCATCATCCTTTGTGAATAAATCGCCACTTGATAACCTTCCTTCTAAATCGTCCTGCAGGTCCTTTATAGCGTCATACTTTTCTTGTACAGATGAGGTCATGGATTCTATCTTTTTCTGTACCTTTTCCGTTGCTTTTTCTGCTGCCTTTGAGAAAGCCGTTGAGAAAGATTCCGCCAGATTCTCACCCAGTTTCTTGAAACTCTCCTTTGACTTTTTGTTTTTCGTCTCCTTTTGTGCTTTTTTTACTGCCTTATCGACAAGTTTCTTTACCGCCGATTCTGCTCTTTTCTCCTGCTTTGTGATTCCGTTCGCGTACGCTTCTGATACCTTTGTTCCAATGTCGGAATACTTCCCGGTTTTGTTTGCCGCTTTTAACTGTGACAAAGACTTCTTTGCTAATGCACTTACTGATTTGCCGACCTTTTCGTATGTCTTTTCGATTCCTGACGCAAGACCTGACGTAAAGAACCGTCCTATCTTTTCCGTTTCTTTCGACGGAGAATGGATATCAAGCCGCTTTTTTAACGCATCCAGCGCATCACCCGCTATCTTTGTGACCGTCGTTATCAAGCCGCTGCTCTGCTCGCCTTTCTCCATGCCGTCTTTTAACCCTTGTACAAAGTTTTCTCCTGCCTCTTTGGTTTTGGTCTCTTTTAATTTCTTTGTAACAAGTTTTCCGATTTCACTCGCTTTCTTTCCAGCTTTGTTTTTGCCAAGTTCGAGACCTTCTTTGTATTCATACGTTGCTTTTTGTCCGGACTTTTTAGCTTTGTTTTCTGACTTTTTTAATTCTTTCTCTGCTTTCGTAACCATTTGTTTCGCCCCGTCAACCATTTCTTGTGTGACTCCCGGCGTTCCGTTCTTGACAGCGTCTTTCAAGTTGGTATAATTCTTTTTCATGTCCTCAACTTGTCGCTTGAGAATGCGTTCGTTCCCTTGTTGTGCCGTCACAAAGTTGTTTGTCATGTTTCGAACAGCTTTATTTATCTTCTTTGTATCTCCTGAGATAATCGCAGTGGAAAGTCCTTCATAATTTTGAATTGTCGCATTATAACCCACCCATGTATCCTCTGCGTTTTCCACCGTTTTGTTTTGTTCATATTGCTTATCCATCAATGACTGTACTTTTTCGCTCGCCTTGTACAATTCTTGCTTATACGTTTCAACCGTTCCGCCGGCTCTTACATACTCATCTATAGACATGTCATTGATTTTGTTATATTCTTTTTGGGCATTGGTCAAGTCGTCTGTCGTCTTTTTGTATTTTTTTTGGGCGGCGGTCAATTCCTCGAATTTTTTTTTCTTTTCTTTTTGTGCATTATCATAATCTGATTTGTTTGCTTCCAGGATTGCTTCAGCTTCCTTACTGACAAGTAGTTTGTCGAGTGCTTTCTTTTCCGACTTATAGTTTTCTACTACGCCTTTCGTCATTTTTATTTCAGAACCAAGTGCATCATTAAGAGTATTTACGATAAATTTTGCTCTATCTTCCTGCCCTTTTTTGACTTTCCCGTTTTTGTCAACAATATCATCAAGTTCCGTCTTTAACTGATCGTAGTAACTAAATTGACTTTGAACGTTTTCCATAGATTCTTCGGTAGCTTTTTTCATATCGCGATAAGATTTTGCCGATTCATCTACTGCTTTGCTTACTTTGTCCGTTTCGTCAGTCGCTGCTTTGGTTGCTGCCGCATATAACGCCAATCCCCCCACCACGGCTCCAATTCCAGCCACAAGCAGTCCCATCGGACTGGCCGCTTGAATTAGATTTAATACTTTCTGCGCTGCCGCGGTTGATGCTATGGCCGTCTTTAATGTAATAAAAGCCTTGTATATGGTCTGTAACGTCTGATATAGCTTTACAAATTTAGCCGTCGCAAATACCAATCCCATCGTGCCGCCCAATATCGCGATTGCGCGCTCTGTTCCGTCAATGTGTTTGATTGCATAATCTGCTAACTGTTCAATTTTAGGGAGTAATTTTTCTGCCAGAGGGACAAACAAGTCAAGCTGAACCGTACGCCCTATATTTTTAAATTTTGTCGCCACATCGTCATACTTTACTTCTTTTAACTTTTCCGCAGAGCCTTGTACCTTTTTGAATGTTTTGCCGGTACTCTTTAACGACTTAACCACCTTCAAGTTGGCGTCCTCTCCCATTGTTCCAAATGCTGTGGACGCCATCGTCAACGCTTTCTGTTCATTTTTACATCCATTAATATCTTTTACGATCGAATCAATCACCTTTTTCATGGTGCCTTTTCCGTCTTTCCATGCTTTGAAAGATTTTTTTGTATCCTTGCTGAATATACCGATATTTTTTTCAATGCTTCCGTCTCCGAGCTTGTTCTTGACCTCGTTGATAGAATCATTTACTTTATCAAGGTTATAGGCGCCGTTCTTCGTGCCGTTTGCAAGTAACTGGAAGTATTCTTCGACAGTATACCCAGCTTGTTTAAAGTTGCCGCCGTACTCTGCCACGTTATCCCCTAATTCGTTCGTATAGTCCAATCCCTTTTGTGAACCCTTTGCAAACAAATCAAACGCTTTCGTTGAATCCGTACCAAAGTGCGTCATTAATCCATTTACGCCTCGGATGGTCTCCTGAAAATCCGAACCAAAGGTATCCTCTAGGGCTATTGCGTTCTCTGTCAGTTCTTTGACCTTTGACGGATCTGTCTCTTTTGTAACCTGTTTGACATATGCCATTTTGTCGCCGATGTCTTTTAATGATTCACCATAGCCATCTTTATACATTTCTTTCATTTTATCAGAAAATTTTTGTGTGACGGCATCGGTTTCCCCCGTAATGGCCTGAAACGAATTTGAAGCCGTCTGGGTTTCTTCTGTTATTCTTTTTAAGGCGTCTACTGCCTCCTGCGTCATCTTTTTAATACCCTCGGATATCAAATTACCGATTGCTACTTTTACCGAACTGAATCCATCTTCGCTTTTTTCTGCTGCCTGTTTTGTTTTTTCAAAACTTTCGTCCAAGTTATTCGTACTCGTACGCAACTGTTCCGCTTTGCTTTTGTTGTCTGCAAGTTCTCCGGAAAGTTTTTGGATGTCCCCACGGAACGCATTGGCTTCTTTTGACGTTTCTCCGAACTCAAGGGCAGCATCTTTATATCCATCTTTCAGGCGGTCAAGTTCTTTTTCCTGATTCGAAATCTCCTCTTCTAAAGAAGCAAACGCACCCTTGCTTTTTTGTTCTTTTTCCGTTGTCTCGTTTAATTTTTCCGTATATTTTTTTAAAGAGGCTGACGCTCTTCCGACTGCTGCCTCTTGATTTTTCATTTTGATATAAAGTTCCTCTGCGGCTTTTGAATCTTTTCCCTGCGTTTCTGCAATCTGCTTGTACTGTTCTTTCAATGCCGACAGTTTAATCTTCTCCTGCTCCACGATTCCGGTCATCTGCTCAACTTTTTTTGCCAATCCGTCCGTGGAATCGCTCCAGCTGTCCATCCCCGCCGTTGCGCTCTTGAACTCCGCGTTGAGTGACCTGATGCGGCGGTTTGCTTCTGTGATATTCTTTTTTAACTCGGATATATCAATTCCAATTTTCGTTGTTACGTTTTCCTCTGCCATACTATCTTCCTTTCAAAAAAAGCCGCCGAGCATCGCCCGGCAGCCTCTAAAACCAGCTCGTCGCTTTCCGGCGATATACTTTTTGCTTTGGCTTTCCATCCTCTGTATAATTTCTCACGTTGTACTGGTGCAACCGGCGCATGAGGAGAAATACTTCTTTTCCCGTGTAAGTCCTCAGCCGGATTGGGTCAAGCGCCCCAAATACCCGGCAAAGGCTTACATCCATCTCAAACATGGATTCGTAGATTGTTACGTCGTCGCACCGCTCTAGTTTCCCTCTGTGTCTGCTCCAATGTTCAACATTTCATCCGCTGTGTAAAGCGTCACATCAATAATAAGGCTGATAACCTCTTCGAGCCTTGTGTGCCGCAGTTCTTCCCGTGTCAAGCCGTCGAACATCGTCAATAACAAGTCGTTGATAACCGGCATCGCCTGTACAACTGTCTTGCCGATGGTAATGGCGTTGTTCTTTTCAGTAATATCGCAGTTTACCACAGCAGCAATATCTTCAAGCGTGCCATACATCACATGGATTTCTTCCGTTTCGTACGTCTTTTCGATTTCTTTGCGAGAATGTTCTTTGTAAATGTTTAACTTAAACATGCGCTACCTCCTTAGCCTGCCGGATTTTCCTCTGCGTTCTGGGTCTGTTCGCCGCTCGGTGTCGTTTTGATGATGTCATCAGGTGTCTGGACCTTCGAGAAGAACTGTTCCTCGGTCATGCCGCAAGAGTCAGCCGGTACAATCGTTGCTTTTGCCGGTTCAGGTTTGCCTGAAGCATCGTTTGATTCAAATTTTTTCTTTGTATTTACACCTGTGTAGGTGAGCTCCTGACCATTTGCGTCCGTTCCGTTATCCTTTGATTTGTGCGAATCGGATGGGTCGCCGAATTTTCCTTTCAGACGCCATACATAGTATTCTCTTCCGTCTGTATCTTCTGTGATATAGCCTATAGCCATATACGGCGGTTTCGGTGTTCCTTCAATCAATGCGCCGGTTCCTTCATCGAACTTTTGTCCGGTAATCGTTGCTCTGTTTTTCAGCGACACCGCTGATGTATTGACATTGACCGTATCTGCTCCGGTCACACCAATGACAATCGCCGCTTCGTTGTCATAGTAGTGAGTATCACTTGATGATTCGGTTTCCTTCGACAATTCCGAAGCTCCTGCGAGAGCGAACGGTGTTTCGTATTTAAGTTCGTCACTCGTATCTTTTGTCAATTTCGCTGCCACGAGGCCTCTGATACCACGATACTCTACGATTTTTTCTTCATCCATTTTTATTCCTCCTAATTTCTTTTATTATAAATTACATGGATACCGCGCCCGGTATGTGTAGGCTCGTCGCTTGCGACTGAGTATCCCGTACCCGGCACGATAAAACCATTCTTAACAAGTTCCTGCTTGACCGTCACCGGCATTTTATATACCAGTGCAGCGTCCGTACTGTAAAAGTTGACATCATAGTCGTAAAGTTCACAATGCGCTTTGTTATCGTAAAAACTGGAGTCGTCTCCCGGATTCTGCCAGTATGTAAAAAAATGTTCCGGATACTCTTCCCCTTGCGCAAGGGAACCCTGCAATATCACCGGATAATCATATTGCGATAATATTTCAATCAGTTTATCTTCCATTTTCAGCCTCCTAGCAGTTTTTTGATTTCTTTTTGAAACGTCTCCTCTTGTGCTTTTTTGATTCGTTCCTGTGCTTTCTTTCCGTACACATCAGCGTACAGTTTTGTGTCCTTTTTTATCCTCGGCGTGCCGTACATCAAGAAAATGGATGGTAATCCACCTTGTTTGATATCAAACCCGACCGGGATATTGGCTTTGGTGCCATCCCATTTCACGTCGGCTTTTGTGACGATGGACTCCTGCGTGCTTCCGGTTCGGTGATGTCTTGTCATGTCCTGCACGATAGGCGGCGTCACCGCCTTGTGTGCCGCTTTCAGACAGCTCTCTGCAAGTTGTTCAACCTTTCCTCCTGCTTTCTCCCACTTTTCCGCTAAATCTTCCAACTGGGAGAAGTCAATCATGCCTTTCCTTGCCATCACACGCCCCCTTTAACGGCTCTGACCTTTGCTACAAGATACTGATTCTTCACACCGATGTTTTCCGGAGTACCTAATACCTCATACGTTGTCCCGTTAATTTTGAAACGGCTCGCCGGAGTAATGTCCGGTCTGAACCACGTCTCAAGCGTTGCGGTGTTTTCGACAACAATCTGCCCGTTCGATGTCTTTTCTGTACCTCCAAAGGTGCGGAAAGACACATAGACGCGTTCACCCTCGCCGTACTGCTTTTGTTTCACGCCTTTTACCAATGTTTCGCCCACCGGATTCAAAAGCTCCGCCGGTACAACGTATGGTAAATTCGGTTGCCATGCCATACTGTCACCTCCTAGTAACTCAACTGGATTACTCTTTCTTTGAAGTAGGCCGACAGTTCGCCTTTATATAAAAGGTCACTTGTCCCTCTCGAAAGAACGCCCATCACGGCAGGAGACGAAAGGATATCTTTTGGTACTCCGGAAGCTATCAGATACTCTTCAACTTCTCGCATATATCCTAGTAATCTCGCATCCTGATAGTCACCAGTTACTCCAAGCGAATCTTTAACCTCTTCAAGCTGTTCCTTTTCTGTCATTTCTGCCATGATGCCGCACTCCTCTCATTTAGCCTTTTGATGTTTCGCTGGTGCTGTCTGCCTGGCTTGCGGTTTTGCTCTTGCCTTTCTTAATCAAGATAAAGCCGTTTGCATCTGCAACCTTTCCGTCAACGATCATGATAACTTTGTTCTTAACCTCGTTCGTGTCGTGGTCAATCCACTTCACCACCTGCATTTCGAGGTTGGAATTAACAACGTAGTCTTTGAGGTCTCCAAAGATAGCAAATACATCTCCGACATTAGCGTCCTCGTAGTAAGGAAGTAATTCCTCTTCAACAGTCTCCACGTCTTTACCCAAAAAGCGGTAGGTTTCCTCGCCATTAACTCCGTAGTTGGTACGCCCAACCGGCTGGCCGTTCTTATCCTCCATACCGTCGATTTTCTCGTCAAACGTCGACTGTGCCATAAGGAAGCATCCTTTGCGATAGCTCTTTTTGATTTTGGCTTTCATTCTATGCCAGCCGTTCCATGTCATATCTTCCGGTGCCATGGTGACAACATTCTTAACTCGGGTATCATTCAAGATCCCAAGCGGCTGTGATGTTCCGTCGCCCTTGATGATTGCCTTCTCAAGAGCTTTCATGATTGCTTCTGTAGCAAGCGGCACAAAGAGCTTCTGAAACTCTTCGATTGTCACCACAGATGCCAGCAAAGTCTGTGCAATCTTGCACTCAACGCCGTAGTAATTAAACACAACCTTTTCATCTGCCGTCAGCTTCTGGCTATCCGATGCTTTTTCACCAACCCACGTCGCCATCGGTTTGATAGAAAGAATCGGAATCGCTACGCCGCCCTGAATGTTTGTTTTTGTAACTTTCGCATAGATATTCCCGTAACTTTCCAGCTTCTGGATAATCTCACGTACGAGAGTGGTCGGAATCACTGCGCCAACGTCTGCAGTGCTTGTTACTGCTGCCTCTCTCTTAATTGGAACACGCAAGTCCGTAGGCATTGGGATTCCTCGACAAACGTACTCCACAAATGCCTTTTTATAATCTCTTGTCTCTGTCGGGTCATCCGACTCTGTTGTTTCGCGACGCTCTGAGCGGAATGCTCCAACAATAGCCGCGTTTCTCACTTCACCATTCATGTTGACGCCTCTCTGGTTGTCTGTTCCCGTAGTATCTGACTCGCCTTCTCCTTTGTCTTCTGTCCCTTTGGAATCTTCGCTTTCCAAATCTTTGATTTCCTCGGCGATATCCTTTAAGTCGTCAACAGTTTCTGTCAGCCGGTCGTAAATACTTCTCACTTCTTCTGCGTTTTCTGATGCCTCTGCACGCTGCATCAAGTCCTTTTTGCGCTCCAGTAATTTCTTCTGACGCGCTTTCAGTTTTTCAAGTCTGCTCATTTTTAAAATGCTCCTTTCAATTTTACTTTTTCTTTCCATAACTCTAATTCGTCACTCTCCAGTGATTTTCCCCGGACACTCTCCAGTGCCCTTTTTGCACTCTCCAGTGCATCTTTATCTCTAGCCATTATTTCCGTATCTTCATAGGCAGGGAAAGTAACCGCCGATACTTCCACAATGGTTGAAATCTTTTCAATGAATCGCTTTGGATAATCTGTATCAAGATCTTCCCAGCGTTCCTCTTCAATCCAAAACATGAAGCTCATGCCTGTTATATCACCACGCTCAATTGCGCTATACAATGCTTTCGCGTCTGCGTTGTTTTCCGTATCAAGATAGGCTCGAATCCTTAATCCTTCCTTGTCCACCGCAAGTTGCAATGTGGAGTTTTTATTGTTGTTTCTGCTTCTTGCGAGTGGGATTCGAGTCAAGTCATGGTTTGTCAATAAACAAACGTCATGTAAATCCGTTTTATCAAGTGCGCCCGGTACAATTTCCTCTCGAAACATACCGCCGATATCTGCCTCTTTACCGTAAACGACCGGTCGCCCCTCTATGTAATTTCCTCTGTCATCTTGTTCAGCTCGAACATCAAACATAAACGCTCTCTGTTCTTTTTTACTCGTTTTCTTGCTCATCCTGATTCCCTCCTTTGGCTTTTGCAAGCTGGTATTCAACTGCTATATCTGTGTCAATGTAATTTAAGGATTGCTTTCTTACTCCTTCGAGTTCTTTCATCGGTCTAAGTCCGAATGCCACTCTTTTTTCATTCTCGTAAAGCGTTCCGGTATCTCCTAAATACTTTACCATTTCCACTTTCTGCTCTATGCTCATAAAGATAAGCTCGTGCGTGAAAAATGCTATCTTTAAGCTCCGTGCTCTCATGTTCGGTGTGCACAATGCTTTAGTAAACGCTTCCTGATACCTTCCTACCAGTTTTTCAATTGTCTTTTGGTAAAAAGCTTCATACTGCTCCTTCGTGTAATCGCCTGTCAGAATCGAAAGCGGAACGCCAAATGTTCTCAATATTTTCTCATCGATGAAGCGGATTGTATCAGGATCCACTAATTTAATATCGCGTGTAATCTTTGCGTAATCGCTTTTTGCATCTAAGTGTAAAATGCCGTTTTCCGCATTGTTTAGCTTTCTTTCAAATTCTTTGATGCTCTTTTCAGCTTTTTCTTCACTCATGAATGTTTGTGTTTTTACAACACCGTTTATTGCAAAACTACTTTTCACTGCTCCCGATATTCCCTGCATAATATCCTCGTTTAGCTGCAGTGTCTTTAAAAGTGCTCGTCTGTCCGGATTTCCCGATGCATCACCGCCCATGTAGTCGTTTGCAAAGTAGTTGATCCGAATGTGTATCACATCGCTGTATGCAAGTTGTGTTTTATATCCGTTTTCAAATTCAAACTCCACAATTAAATCACCGGTCGGTGTTTCAAGAAAGGTTGTCATCAGAGGGTCAACCGGATAAATCGCACTATATTTTTTGTAACTGCTGCCGTCTGACCGCTTAACCACTTCATACACCGGAACCGCGAAAGCGTTTTGTCGTAAGTACAATCCATAGGTAAGTTTTTCGATAAACTCCGATTTCGTCATAATTGGATTCGGATTGTCCAAAAGGTTTTGGATTTGATAAACGTCGTTCTCCGGCGTCTGATAATCGTTTCCAACGCCACGAATGAAACATGGTTCCAACTTCGACATCTCATTCGCGATACACTCTATCGCCTGCTGTACTACATCCGACACGTAGATGTCTCGCCCGAACTGGCTGAATATTGGAACCTGCCCGGTCATCACATCCGCATATTTTGTGTTTTTAACTTTCGAGATTATCTTCCCCAGCCATCCCATCAGATTGCCTCCATTCTTTGACCATTCTTTTTAAATCAGCGCGGAACCGCCTATATGTTTCATACAAAATCACTGTTGTAACCGCGCCATCTATTTTCTTGTTTCTTGCCGTTTTCACGACTAAACATTTTCCTTTGTTGTCAACCGAAAGTCCGGCATTTCCAAAGCACCACCGGTCTACCGGGTTATTGTTATAGTTTATATTCCTTTTCTTCAAGTCCGTCTCTACAAATTTGTTGGCCGTATCGAGCGTCATAGCATTCTGTAAAATCAGTTCCAACTCGCCGCCCTCTTTCGTCCAGCCGTATTCCGACATCTGTCGGAGAAAGTCCTTCGCAAATTTCTGGTCGTAACCACAGCACATCAGACGGATGCCGTAGTCTTTGTACAAAGCCCAAAACCAATCTGCCACGACCGTCAAATCAATGTCACTGCCTTCCGTTACGGTGATGTATCCATCCCGCGCCCAGTCGGCGTATTTTGCGCCGGCGCAAGAATCGTCATCGTCCTCTAGTTTTCTTTCCGGAATGAAGTACATGGTGTGTATGTATTTTTTCCCATCGTCCTTCATCAAGAGAACTTTCGCACAACACAAATCCATTGTCTCGGCCAAGTCAACCGCTCCTAAACACGGAGCTCCGCGAAATTCTTCCAAATCGTAAGTCGCATCGAAGTTGTAATCTTCGAGATTGAGCCACATTTCTACCGAGTTTTGTTTGATATTAAAATCTTTCGCTAGTACAAAAATTCTGTCGCCCTTTGACTTTTTCGCAAGTTCCACCTGCTCCTCTAGGTAGGATACTTTCTTGATAACGCCCAGTGTCGGATTCGATTTCATCCACGATTTCGGATTCGTAAAAACTTCCTGCTCGCTGTCCTGTGTGTATAGCCACGGCAGTAATCTTTTTCCCGCTTTCGTGTCATCTTCGCCGTTTATCACCCCGCGTCCCTTTTCAAGCTCGTCGTCCAAATAGCCCTCTTGCACAAAACCCTCGGTTGTTATGTCTACAAACTTTGGATTGTCTTTCAAAGACTGCGATTGCTCGATTGACTTGCCGATGACATTTGTTTTCATCTCGTGTGTCTCGTC